AAACCAGAAACAAGTTGAGCAACCTGCTCAAACTCGTCAGTAACTTGAGGACCTAAATCAGTACGTGCATCCGATATGTTAGTTTCAACTCCTGTAAGCATTTCCTGAGCACGCTTAGCAACAGCAGCCATAAGCTTAGCTTGTTGCCCAGTACGATCAGTTTCAAGAGTGCCAAGGCTTTCTGTCAACGCTTTAGAAATATCGCCAATCTGTGTAGTCCTAAGCGCAACACTTGCCGCTAACTGATCTAACGATTGTTTATTTAAACCAACAAGATTAGCTTCACGCTCTGCCATTAAATCTTTTATTTGTTGAGTAAAATCTTGTGTAGACAATTCACCAAATAGTCCACGAATACTTTCATCAACTGTAGTACTAGGAGGTCCAGGAGGAGCAGGAGTAACAGGAGTCACAGGGGTAACAGGGGTAACAGGGGTAACAGGGGTAACAGGGGTAGAAGTAGTAGGTGCAACAGGATTATCTAAAGCAACAGAAACAAGATCGCCCATTGTTAAACCAGTTTGCCCCATGTTTGTTGCAACACGACTCTGAGTTGGAACACCAAACTCTGCATTAGCAAAAGCAATATCTTGCAAACGTTGCTGTTCAGCAGCATTTGCACGAGCATTCGCCGCAGTATTTGGAGTCTTAAGATAACCAGTCAACCCATCTAAATTTGCATTAGCCAAAATATTAGCATTATTACGCTTATTTATTAAATTAGCTAAACCTTTATTTATTGTTGCGCTACTACCATTAGGATTTGTTGGAAGATTTTGTTTAGTTAAAGCAGCTTGTTTTTCAGCATAACTACTAGATTCCCTATTAGGATCAGCAACACCTTTAGTGCCCTCTACATCTAAATAATCTTGAACATCTTTAAATGCTGTAGTCGCACCAGAAGCAACTTTACCCAAAAAATCGGCATAATTACCAAAATAGCCTCTACCCATTATGACACCAACCCCTGAACAGTCTGCGCAATCGCAAAACGACGCAACGCATTAGCAACCTCATCATCCATCATCCCACCATACAAACCTTCCTCAAGCAACAACCTCTGCTCATCCAACTGACGACGAGCCTCCTCACCCTGAGCCGCAACACCATACCTAGCCAACTGCGCATTACCCTGAGCAACCTCACGAGCACGCTGCATCTGACCAGAATCAAGCATCCCACGACGATTAAAAGAACCAGGCAAAGACCTAGCAGTATTCTTAATTTGCTGATTAGTCTGAAAATTATTCATAGCCTGAGAACGACCCAAACGCTCAGAAGCACGCTGAATATCATCTAACCCATACCCAAACTGTTGAGTACGAGTACCAGTCGAATTAACACGATCACCATAACCAGCAAAAGCCATTAGCTAAACACCTGCCCCGCAATCAACAAAGTCGCACTAGAAACATCCACAGTAGCCAAAGCAGCAATATCCGAAACCAAACCCTTCTTAGCTAAATTAGAATCATTAGTATCAGAAAAAACAATATAATCAGCGCCTACAAGCGTACCCGCAGGAGCCGCATGAGGACTAAACGTTAACGCCAAAGCCCCAGTCGTACCCCCACCCTCCAACGGAGCCGTAGTAGTAACAGCCTCAATATCGCCAGTCGAAGTTTGCGTAACCCGCTGAGAAATTCTTTGAACAGACATCTTTACTCCCCGAAGTAAGTAACGTGAATAACAGAATCGCCACTAACTCTAATTAACTTAATGCGATCCAAATCTGAGGTATACAAATCCAAAACCGAATACGGATTCAAATAATGCCCCACAGAAGCTGTAGGAGGAGTATTCCCCCACCTGATACGGATAGCTTCCGCACCATTAGTTATCATTGCGCCAATAGCACCAGTAGGAACAGTCAAAGCTCCAGCAGAAACTCCCACTGTAAGCGACTGATCACCAACTGATTGCCCGTAGCTGCCTGCTACCGATGTCATACTCATGTTAACTCCAAAGTCCTAATCTGATGCCTTCAACTTCATTAGTAAGAGCAGCAATAGCTGCCGTATTAACCGCAACCGCTGGATTAACAGCACCGCTTTTCAACAACGCTTCAGAAGCAACAGACATTGCACCTGAAGCAACAGAACGAATATCGCTATCTATATCCGAAATAGACTCAATCTTTTGAGACAGTTTCCTTAACTCGTACTCTATAGAAACAGAGTTCTGTCCTACGAATTGGTGAGTTGGGCGATATGTAACACTCATTAGCCGACTAGCGCCGCTATTTCTTCATCAGTCAAACCAAGCGCTTTAAGCTTTGCGTCACCAGAAGCTTTTGCTACTGCCTTCGCTGTTGCCGCTGCGTCGGCTGCCGCTTGCTCTTCTTCTGCTATTGTTCGCATAGCTTCTAAATCAGCTACTTCTTCCGCTGTTAGTTCAACTTCGGTTGCTACACCAGTTGAGCAATTCACTACTGTTTTTGTTGGCATAATTTTCCTTAACCGTTAGTAATTCCGTAAAGCGTCATGCTTGTACCCGATAAATAATTTCCGTAGACAGGGCCAATAAGTATTGATGTAATTGCTGACGATGTATCCCAGTTCCCAGCAGCAATAAACCCGCCTCCTGAGCCAGTTGCAAAACCAGACTGGATCATCATATTTTTGTTACTTGTAGTTTGTTTGTAACCTGGTATGTGAATATAAAAATGACCCCACCCTACGTTACTGTATTGACTTGTCGCACAGCCTGGGATTCGGATAGAACTGGCGCTAGTTTGCAAACTTGAATCATTACCTCCGCCAGAGGTGCCCCAGTAACCGTATGCGTAAGCCGAAGAACTATCGCCGTTGATTCGCATATAAGCACTGTTGCCTGCGACGCTACCGTTACTAGTCTGATCGCTTTTTGCGCTACCAATAATCATTAAATCGTCGTAAGTAGCAGGAATTGTACTAAATGTAAGACTGCTAGATGTAGATGTCAGTGTTTGTATTTTGGTGACTGCGTTAGCCATTATTCCCACCCCGCTAAATAGTAAGAAGTGCCTGCCACAAACGATGAGCCTGACTCGGGGTAAATAGTAAGTTGGGTTACCGCTGAACTAGTAGTGCAATCCCCCAGAGCTTGCATTATCCAATAGTGACTAGTGTTTTCACCCCACACAGATTGTCGGATAAGTACGCCTTTAGATGTAGTCGTCGTACTCGTATAGTTCGGAATCATTATCTTTGAAGGAGCGAACAAACCTGCTGAAGCGCTGTTGTTCCAATGTGTTATCCCATACTCAACCCAATCACGACTATTTATAGTAAATTGCCACACGGCGGGTGAAGTGCTGTTCTCCCCGTAGACACCGTGTAAACCGTAACTATTAGAACTGATGTTATTTATTCTAATACCGCCGCCACGATAGCTAGCGTCTGCTTTATTTGAACGGCTATTAAAATAAAGTTCTAGATGCGTAGCAGTTTGAGGAATTGACGTTAAGTCAACACTCGACGATGTTCCACCTAGCGTTCCTTCAGCAAAAATTTCGTACGACATTATGCAGCAGTCCCTATTCCGAATAACGTAAACGTTGTTGGTGCTTCTAAATAGTAGCCAGAAGATGTGTTACTGGAAGTAACATCGATTTGCGTTATCGCTGCTAAAGACGATGGATGCCAATTCGTGGTACCTATACCCCTGTACCCACTGTTAAATTGATCCGCTGCGAACTGCCATTGTGTACTGTGACCAACAGAAGCATTTGCGTAATCAGCGATATCCCACACAGCCGCAGAACTGTTAGTAGTGCTTGGAATATCCCCATAAGGAGGCCAGTAATGATCGGCACGAGTGATACTTGGGCCAGCGTGCATCTGTAACCAACCCCCATAATCACCAACCGTGGTGTTGCTATTGAAAGCAAGATAAAAACCAGCGTTGCCTGAACTGTCTCGCCTACCGTTAGCCATCACAATCCGCAAATGACGATACGTTTGAGGGATACTCGTGAAACTTACCGTAACACCTGTGCCATCCATTACAACTTTGCCAAGAGCAACCATCGCAGCAGCGCCACCACCAAACAGCCCGCCGTTCATCCAAGAAGAAACAGCAGTAGACGGCCACGCCTTAGGCGTATCCGTCCTGCCTTTAAACTTACTGACAGCCTGACTTGGGTTAGTTCTGTATTGATTAAACGACATCTAAACCTCTAATTAGGCAGTGATTCTGTTTACATAACCATGAATCAAAATAACGTTTGTTGTTGCACCTTTAGCTTTTACAATCAACCCATTCTGAAGAGGTATACCAGGTGCTATTAGCGTTAACCCAGCCTCAGTAGTAATAGTTGATTCAATTGTGTCATCTGGATCTGTTGTGCCACCCCACTCCAATGTCAACTTGACATCAGCAGCAGATGAATTTACAGCATAAAGCCAAATTTCATCAATGCTTGATGTGCCAGCTATCGCTGTGTGAACTGTAGTAGATGAACTGGCAATTTTAATTCCTTTGCCATTTGTGCTTCCCGAAAGAAGTACTTTTGAATATGTCGCCATAATAGTTCCTTAACTAAAGACTTGGTTAGAAATAATATTATCTGCCGTACCATTAACAGTAGCTGGTATATCGCTTACAAGCGCCATTGTCCCAGCCGCATTAGGAATAGTAATAACCCTGTCTGCGGTAGGATCTGTAACTGTTAACGTAATTTCGTATCCGTTACCAGTTGTTGCCCCAGTAAGAAGTATTGGGCTAGCGCCTTGATAAGTGACTGGCCCAGTAAAAGTGCCGCCAGCCAAAGGCATCTTAGTAGCATCAGAAGCAGCAGCAGCCCACTCAACACCATTAGTAGCCGAAGAATTTGCAGTCAACACATGAGTATTAGTACCAACACCCAAACGAGTAACAGTGTCTGCCGCAGAAGCAACAAGAATATCACCCTTACTATTAACAATATCTTGCTGCAAAACACCAGGAGACGTATCAACAAAAGTTTCAATAGCAGCAAAGTTTGCATTTACTTCAGCCGCAACAATTAACTCTCCACCAGAAAACGTATTTGGTATATTTAAATTTGCCATCTAACGAAGTCTCCTAGGATTATAAGTAAATGCTAACGCATTAATCTCCCAATGAAGATTACCTGTAGGCCCACTTATCTTCATACTAACACTTCTTCCTGTCCCAAGAGTAGGCAACGTCTCAACCTCAGCAGTCAAATTACGTTGAATAGCGTCCCATTTAGCTAAATAAGGCGACCCTTCAGTAGAATCATCCCATTTAGCTGTTCCCCAACGAGAACCAGACGTTTTACCAGCAACCGAAATATCAAACGTAGTAGTTTGAGTAGACTTATCATAATCTTTAAAAATTTGTACAGGCAACGTCAAAGTTTCCTCAGCCGAAACAACAACACGAGGACGACCCCAACGTTTACGAACAATAGGATCTTTACCAGTAACCCAACGAGTAACAAAATAAGAATCTATATGAACACTAGTGTTACCTGTATACCTATCACTATCTCGCTTTTGTTCATCCTCNACATCAATAACGCAACCAGTNTTAGCTACACAACCAGCAAAAACTGTAGGCGTCTGATTTGGCGGACGATAAGAAAACAAAGGACCAGCATCAATATCTGTCATAGTCCAAGCCCCACCTTGGCCTAAAGTCGGATCATAAACTAAAGTACGTCTAACAACAGTACCCTTATCAGACCAATCAACAGAAACATAAAGCTTATTGTTACCCCAAGCCAACTGAGGGTTTTCTGCAAAAGTAATATTTTCGTTACTTATCGCAGGGTCAAGACGACTAAACAAATAAACAAATTGGTTACCGTCATAAACATACACACCGTTTTGAGCATGCCAAAAAAACGTGCCATAAGCAGTATTTACAGGACTTGATAAAGGAACAGACCCCATACTGTTACTTAAAGTAACGACCTGAAAAGAATCAGAATCAAAACCATAAACAGCGTAAACACTATTAGTTTTAAAAACAAGAAGACGATCACCAGCAGGAACTAAAGCAGTAATGTAATCGCCATGTTCGCCAAGGTCTATATCTACAAAATCTTCCGCTGACCAATATTCAGGATCATTAATTTTTGACCATCTTAAACGAGAACCTTGCCTACCTGACTCATTAGTGTGAGCTATCCACGCAAAGTTATTCCAAAAAGTTAAGTATTGCGCTTGCGGCATATTGCCAGCAGCACCAAAGTTTCCACCAAGATCAGCGCCAGTAGAACCATCCCATCTAAAAGAAGGTTTGTCATAGCTAACCCCATAAGCAACATTGTTCATTGTGATCCCGTAAACACGAGAACCAGCAGTTCTATCAGTAATACCAGTAACGTCAGTAAATTCATTTACTATAGAAAAACCAACTTTAGTGCCATAATTAGCCATTAATTGACTACCAGCACTATCTCTATGAAAACCCCACATGCCTTTAACATCTGCACTTAGAGGAGTAACGTTACGGCGATCAACGCCGTCACGCATCCGAATGCCACCTCTAGGGTCAACGCTTACATTCAACAAATCAGGAGATTCTGCATCAGACAAGTTAAATTGATCGCTTCTAAGATTTAATCCTCCAGAAAATGATTCCAGTACTTCAAGAGAAAAATTTCTAGCCATAGACGTTTACCAAACCACGCCACCTGCGGTGCTATAACGCAAAGCGCCAAAGCCTGCAAGGTAGCGACTAGAAGTACGGCTATTCGCAATCATTGGTTGAGGAGCAGGAGTGTCAGCAAAACGACGAGTAATATTATCTAATTCTATTTCAAATTGTGCTTGATACTGATTACCCATAGTTGGATCTTCTTGCTGCATATACGCTCGACCAATAGCATAAGTAGTCAAAACTGCGTGAAAAGGATCAGGCAAATCAGGATTAGCGCTAGCAGAACTACCTAAACCAAACGCAGTAGGATTTCTTATAGCACGATAATAAATAGTTTCTACTGCATCAGGAGTTGGATAAAAACGAACTGTGTCAGTCCAAATACTCCACTCCCAAGGACTACCAGAAGAAGCAACATTTAAAGGATTATCCCAGTCTGCGCTATCAGAACCAATGTATTGAATAACATGATCGTCGTTACGCAAAGCAATAATGTCACGTATGCCTTGAGTAACGTTAACCCCAACTGCTGCAAGACTGTAATCTTTTTGAGAAGCTACAGTATTAAAAGTATTGCGAACCTCATAAAAAGGCCAACGTTTTTCACTATAAACAATAGTGTCAAAACCTTGACCAATAATATTATCTAAAGTTGTGTCAGTAATATCTGTTGTATCAATATCAACAACGCTGCGAACCTGCGCACGAATTTGGGCCAAAGTCATAGCTGGCATTAGCTAGCTGCTTTCTGTTTTAAATGACCAATACAAAACTCTGTTTCATTAGCTGCGTAAGCTTTACAATTTTTGCCGCTTTTAGTTTGAGCAGCACAATTTCCTGACGGTGCTTCTGGCTCAACATCTATCCATTCAGAAACGCCAGCAACTAAACGTCCTCCAGCAATTTCACCTGGAGCGTAATGTGATGGTTTAGCGCCTTGAGAATTAGCCAAAACTCCACCTGAGCTATAACCAATCGCAGATTGTCGAATGTGCATAATTTCTCCAAATAATGGTGGGGTGCCGAAGCACCCCACCAACTACCTAACAAATTAGGCGATGTTAAATAAACGCCCTTGA